CTCCAGAAGTTTAGAGATCCAGATGCACTATCAATTCTAATATTACTACCAAGAACATGGAGTTTGTCTGATGGATTTGTGGTTCCTATACCGATATTACCAGTTGCCTGTCTTAATATGAATGCATCAGGTGCGGCAGTTGAGAAGATTTTTAGGTCTCTGTTTTTGGTATCTAAGTTATTAAAAAGATTATAAGCACCAAATTCCATAAAGGAACTATCGGCATTAACACCAAATGATACTCTTGGTCCAACAGCAGAAGGATCGAGTAATACGCTATAATTTGCTGCTGCTGGATTTTGAACTCTTATTGTTGCACCAGTAGCACGAACATCCAAAGTAGAACCTGGATTTGTGGTTCCTATACCGACAGAACCAGAAACATAAGCACCACCAGTAACTTGAAGTCTTTGTGATGCGGTTCCTGTTGATGTTGCTGTTCCTACAAGTATATTACTTCCACTAAATGTTGTTGCTGAAATTGTACCAAAACCAATGCTCACATTGGAAGTTGTTCCGATACCAATGCTTACGTTATCAATAATTTGTACAAGTCTTCCAAACTGACTAAGTTCTCTATTAATAGCCATTTATAGTTTTTTAGATATTTATGAAAGCAGAAACATAAATACTTGCAGTGTTTACACTCGAACAATGAAAAGACTCATTTTAGCCTTTTCGTTATTCTTCACTACTCCTGCTTTTGCTGCTGAAATTACATCTAAAATCGTTGATTCCGTACAACTAAGCGTTCAGGGTGCTGCGGTACAATCAAATAGAGTCGGTGCTCAATACACCGTCTCAGGCACAAACATTAACGTCACAACTCTTGGTGGAGTTGGTGGTGCTGGTTCTTATGCGATCAACACGAATGGTGGGGCATTTACTTTCAGTGAATCTTCAATTACTGCTGATACTAATGTCACCACTCAGTCGGCAGCTTCTGGAACAATTGCTTCTCCCAACCTTTATAGCGACTCTACTACTCAGTTAGGTGGTTCAGCAGGTTCTCTTGCTGGAACTATCAATGCTGCTGGTGTTCCTACCATCACCGCTGGTGGTCCTGGAAGCACTGGTACTGCTCAAAGAACCGTTGAGTTAAGCGTATTCAAGTGAGACACATAACTCCCGCTTTGCTGCTAGCAGCGGGACTTATTTCTCCTTGCTATGCAGCACCAGTCACTCCTAATTTTACGAGTGGCACAATTACTTCTGAGACTAAGACTCGTACTGAAGTGGTTGAAGTTATCAAACAAATAGAATATACTACTGGGACATCTTATACTGTTACTGGTACTAATATCAATATCCCTGGGACACCGGCTCCAGGAGCGAACTACACAATTCAAACGCAAGGTGCTCCGTTCCAGTTTAGTGAGACTCATCTGACTCCTGGAATTGCGAAAGAAACATGGATAGATCGCAAAACGGTAGAGGAATCTACCACAAACTCATTATCAGTCTTTACGCAATAATCGGTTTAGCATCTCCTGCATTTGCAGAAGCACCATCTAATACGAATATTGCAGGGCCCTCAGCATCTGCGACTGGTAATGTAACCAACCAGGCAGTACAGGTGCTTCAGGGTCCTTTTGCTATGAATACTTATGGTGGGGGTGTTTCTTGTCAAGGACCTACACTGAACTTACAGACCTTTGGATACAATAGTTTATCCAATAATAATGATCCAACAACTTATCAACAAAATTCTCTGAACGCTGGTTTATCCGCAGGTTTTTCCGTTCCGCTTGATGGTTCATTTCAAGAACTTTGTAAGGCAAGAGTTCGTACAGAAATCAGTAGACAGCAGGCAGAAGCAGATAAGGCACGTCTTGACTTTGAGTTAGTCAGGTTACTGAAGTGTGGTGAAGCAATGAAAAATGGAATTTCGTTTCACCCTCAAAGCCCTTATGCAAAAATCTGTGCCGATGTCGTTGTGAAGTATCCACGAGTACAGGATGTAGCAAATGGAAATCAAACCAATCCAAATAAGAAGTGAACCCCCACCTATTATTCCAACGATAGAGCCTCCTGTAACTCGCAGAACAGAACGTTCCGTGATACCTCAAATTGATATGCCCATCGTAAATATGCCCGATACGACTATCAAGTATCCAGTGATTGATGTTCCTACTCAAGAAGAGTTTGATGCTGCAGTAAGAGCGGAACAGAAGAAACAACAAGAAGAGAAGGAAGAAAAAACCAGAGGACTTCCTGATGCTACCCCTACCCCTCAACTGCCTCCATCTGTTCAAACCCCCCAGGATAATCGGGTTATTTCCGATGATGCCCCCAAAACCAATCTAGGAGTTCCCGTCATTGAAGTACCAATCGTCGGGGAAGTTCCCATCCCACCTAAAGAGCAGGTTATTCTTGCTGGCACCACTGCTACTGCTTCTGTTGCTGCGGCTCTTGTTGGGAAATCTTTGGTGGAATGGATGGTAGGTAAAATGAAACCTATCGTTCAACAAATATTTGTAAGGGGTAAGAAACTCTTAAGTAGAGACCTTACCCCCTATGAACTTCAAGTTTATTTTGCGTTTGAGAAAAGTCAGTCTCTTAAGAAAGTCAATAAGTTACTGAAGAAAGAGCAGAAGAATCAAAAGAAAGAACAATATAAAAAGTTTCACTCAAAGTGATTACTTTTTACGCTTCACATCCAGTTCAGCAAAGTTCTTGACTTTTGTTCCACCATCATAATTCCAAGCATAACCTTCAGCAATCATCTGGTTATTCAGTGAAGTCTGTTCACCATTGATAAACAGATGACCGATGATACGACCATACTTCTCTGTAGAGTCTGGAAGTTCGGTCTTGATAAGAATATCCTTTGCGTTCTCACATCGCTTCTTCAACCATTCTTTTGATTCAAGTCCGTATTTCTTTTCGTTCGCATTTGTTGTACGAGACTCAGGAGTATCAATCCCAGCAAGGCGAATTCGCTTAGTGAGAGAAATATCAAAGCCCAAATCAATGTCAGCATCTATTGTATCTCCATCAACAACTTTATGAATCTCACGGATTCTGTAGATATAAGGATCTTTATTATCCATTAGAATGGCAATTTAAACTCTTTGGTATTTAGTTTGGGAAGTGGCAGAGCATCAATTGCTTTTTGTACCTGTTTCTCTACAACCATACCAACAAACTCTTCTGGGTTTTCAAGAATCTTCTGTGCTTTTTGGTAAGTTACATAAGCACCATAACAAAGTCCGGCACTAATCGTGAGACTTGTCGCGGATAGAATGATCGCTAGATGTTTCATCGTCCATCTCCATATGAGCTAACCGTAATATGTAGTAAATGATATACGCAGTCATCGTAAGACCACAACATAATATTACAAGAACTCCCCACGGAAACTCATTCATTCCACCAACCCTCTTGTTTATGAATCCAAACTTTCAATTCTTTTACATAATTTCTTAAGGTTTCTGCTTGTGAAAGGTGCCAGTCGTCACCCGTTTTCAGGTGCAATCTCATATGCTCATCTACAGCATCGAGACACTTTTTAATTACCGGGTTCCAGGGCTCCCGAACTGGCGTGTTCCATTCTCTTGGCATAATACCTCATGTTTTTATTAGACTCCTGTACGTGGTTGAACAAAACCCTCACCTTCATCTACTTTAGTTTCAAGAGCTTCAACTCTCTCTTCTAAAGTTACAGACAGTTCTTCAACTGGAGGTTCTGGGGGAGCAACAACAAACTCCTCTCTACGTGGCTCTTCTTTTTTTTCATCATCTTCACCACCTTTCTTCATGGTGTTGATACCAAAGGTAGCGGCTGAAGCGGTAAATACTGTCGCAATGAATGTTGGATCCATCTTTGACAGCATACCTGCATAACTGGCAGTAAGAAGAGCAGCAGACCAACTCAAGATAGCAATACGAATAATTTGTCCCATAGCATTTTCCTTTTTCTTATCCATCTTAGTTAGTGTGGTAGGTTAACTTTTTTTCCAGGCTTCGCCTTCTGCCTTTCTTCTACGTGCAAGACCTGCTTCTACATTTGAACCAGGATTGCGATACATATAAAGAGCATCGGGAACCATGTCCCACTCCTTATTCTTCAGGCGTTTAGTAATAGTATTAAAGTTATCACCACCGTAAAAGCCGGCACCAAGATTATAAGCAAAGCTGAGCAGAGCGCCTCTTTTTCCATCTGACATTTCATTCCAATG